AATCAATGGGTTGCTAATGAAACTAAGTGGATTAGCGATGAAAAGTGGATGGATTGTGACGAGGCTGTTACAGAGTCTAGGTTACTAGGAAAACCTTGTTACGTGGGCTTAGATTTAGCTTCTACACGAGATATTACCTGTTTAGCCCTACTTTTCCCCGATAATGAGGGTAGTTACGACATAATTATGCCCTCTTTTATACCTTCTGACAACGCTCATAAACGCTCTGAACGGGATAAGGTAGACTACCTTAAATGGCACAGAGAGGGTTATGTGGACCTTACTCCAGGCGATGTGTGTGATTACAACTACATTAAGCAAAAAATAAGAGACATATCAGAGAAGTTTGATGTGCAAATGATAGCATACGATAGGTGGAACGCTTCACAGATTGTAATTGACCTTACAGAAGAAGGTTGCCCAATGATTCCCGTAGGACAAGGTTACAGAACGATGTCACCTGCCACTAAGGAATTTGAAACATTGATACTAGCAGGAAGCATACGACACGGAGGAAACCCTGTGCTTAGATGGATGATGTCTAACGTAGTTTTAGCTTTAGACCCTGCGGGGAACGTAAAACCAAACAAAGCAAAATCAAATGATAAGATTGATGGAATTGTAGCCTGTCTGATGGGACTGTCAGAGGCTATGCAAAACAAAAATAATGGTGGATCAGCATACGATGACAGGGAGATATTCTTTATCTAAAGATGAGATAATAGCCCAAGAGCAAGACTCTATAAGACAAATCTGCGAATCAGTTGCAGGTAGAAACCAAGACTATCACCTTGTGGATGATTTGGTTCAAGAAATCAATGTTATCCTGCTTACACAGCTCGAAGAAACCATCCAATCACTCTACGAGACTAATCAGCTAAAGTATTTCATAGCTAGAGTAACAACCAATCAAGTTTTATCGAACACATCCCCATTTCACAAGACTTATCGTGACAGAGGGCTTATGAACGCTCCTATCTACTTTGAGTATGATGGTACTGCCGATGATTTATGGAAAAAGGCATTATCTCTAGAGGATAGTATGAGTAAGGACATAATTTATTTCAGATTTGAATACGGACTTAAAATATCGCAAATCTCAGCTATAAAAGGTGTTTCAGAGCGATATGTATATAGAGTTTTATCACGTACACTAAAATATTTGAAAAAAACTTCATAAAAGTAGTTCAGTATTTAGGTGTTTTTACTATTTATTAATGTATAACTATTCAAGCAGCTTTGGGTTTATTCGATTTCTTTACAAATAAAAAGCCTAACACGGACAAGGAAACTCGTTCGGTGTTTGGTCAAACTATCTTAGGTAGTTCATTTAGTGCATCAGGTGAAACAATTACAAAAGAACAAGCTATTCGTATAGCTACCGTATGGTCTTGTGTTCGGGTTTTGTCTGAAACAATAGCTTCCCTACCTATCTGCCTTTATTCTAAGGATGATTCAAATAGAAAAATAAAACTTACAAACGATCCATTAAATAATTTAGTGGGTGAACAACCTTCTCCGTTATACAACTCTTTTATGTTCTTTGAAAGAGCTTTGGTTGATATGAGTTTCGATGGTAACTTCTGTGCTTATATAGAGCGAAACCAAGGAGGACTACCTATCGCACTCCACCCTATTCAATTTAAAGATGTAGATGTTTATTTATCGCCAGATGGGAGGGAAGTTTATTATGAGGTTACTCAAAACATAGAAACTCCTTATCCTGTTTCGGGTAAAGTACAATCTATGAATATGATTCACGTTAAAGGACTATCCTTTGATGGGATTGTAGGTAAACCGCCAATCGAAGCAGCAGCAGAAACATTAGGAATTTCAATATCATTAGATAAACACGCAGGATCTTGGTTTAAGAACGGCTCACAATTGGGAGGAATACTTAAACATCCAGGGACTCTTAAACCTGAGACTGCTAAACGCTTGAAAGAGTCTTGGAACTCTAATTACACAGGTACTAACAACACAGGTAAAACTGCAATCCTTGAAGAAGGTATGGAGTGGACTGCTAGAACAGTACCTAACAACCAAGCTCAGTTTATAGAGTCTAGAGAGTATCAAGTAAGCGATATTTGTAGAATCTTTAGAGTACCTAACCACCTTGTTAACGACTTGTCTAGAGCTACCTATAGCAATATAGAAGCACAGCAAATCGACTTTGTGGTACACACTATTACACCACACATCAAGCGTATTGAAAGCGAACTAAACGCTAAACTTATCCCTTCTTACAAAAGAGGGTCAGAATACTTTAAATTCAACCTTAACGCTATCCTTAGAGGAGATTCTAAGAGTAGAGCAGACTACTACCGCACATTGGTAAACATCGGTGTACTTTCACCTGATGAAGTTAGGTCGCTTGAAGATATGAACCCAATGGGTAACGAAAGCGAAAAGGTTTATATGCAATCTAATATGATGCCTCTTGACCGATTAGGTGAAGATACATCTAGAGAAAAATTATCAGAGTAGTGGCTCTAAAAGACATAAACACTACTCCTACTAGCGGAATGCGAGAAGAAGCTCGTAAAGGTCTAGAATGGAGAAAAGAGTATGGTAGAGGAGGTACATCAACAGGTGTATCTCGTGCAAGAGACATAATCAATGGTGATTTAAGTATATCCACAATAAAAAGGATGTACTCTTTCTTTAGCCGACACGAGAACAACAAGTCTAAACACTATTCTGCTAAAGAAAAAGACGGTGGACCTACAGCCTGGAGAATAGCTTGGGCATTGTGGGGAGGAAACGCAGGATTTAGTTGGTCTAAGAAAAAGGTTAAAGAAATAGAACGAGAAGAAAATAGTATAGATATGAAAGACAACAAAGAGATAAGAGTATATTCTTCTGAGTGTGAAGTTCGTATGAATGAGGATTCAAACGAGGTTACAGTTAGTGGGTATGCTGCTTTATTCGAACACGAAAGCAGAGATTTAGGTTTCAGAGAAACTATATCTAGAGGTGCTTTTGATGGTCGACTAGATGATAACGTGATACTTACTTACAATCACGATATGAACGCTATCTTGGATCGAAACCAAGGTGGTACACTTAAACTCTCAGTAGATGAGAGAGGATTAAAATATGATGGAACTTTACCAAATACTTCTACAGGTAACGATGTCGCTGAACTTATGCGTAGAGGTTTATTGTACGAATCGTCTTTTGCTTTTACAGTTGAAGATGATGAGTGGACTCAAGATGGTGATGTCCATAAAAGAAGCATTAATAAAATCGGCAGGTTATTTGATGTTTCTATAGTTGGTATTGGTGCTTACGCTAATACTGATGTTGCCCTACGAGCTTTGGAGCAAATCAAGGAAGAAGTTTCTGAGATAGCGGAAGAAGTGGTAGTAGAGCAAGTTGAATGCGATAGTGAAGAAACACTTAATAAAATCGAATTATTACAAAGGGAATTAACACTTAAAAGTAAACTCTAAATGAAGAATTCTGTAGAATTACGACAAGAGAGAGCAGGTTTGATTGAAGAAGCAAACAACCTACTTGAAACTTGTAAAACTGAAGCTCGTAACTTAAACGATGACGAGCAAGTATCTTACGATGCTAAAATTGAAAACATCGACAAACTTAAAAAAGACATTGAAATGGTCGAAAGACAAGAAAAACTAAACGCTGAGATTGCAGCTAACGTAGCGGCAACTCCAGTAAACGAGCCAAAAGAAATCAGAGACTACTCTTTCTTTAAGGCAATCCAAGGATCTTTGAACGGAAACCTTGATGGTGTAGAAAGAGAAATGCACGAAGAAGCGATGAACGAAGCACGTAGTGCAGGTCGTTCTATCAACGGACTAGGTATTCCTTCTTTTATGTTGGAAGCTCGTGCTGACATTTCTCAAGGAAGTTCAGCTATCGCTCCTACAAACGTAAACGCTTATGCTGATGCAATGAGAGAAGCATCTGTATTTGACAAAGTAGGTGCAAACATCCTTACTGGTCTTTCTGCAAACACTACTATCCCTGTAACGGGAACTTCTACAGTTTCTTGGGAAGGTGAGAACGAAGCAGCAGCAGATGGTGGAGCTAACTTCGGGAAAGTTGAATTGACTCCAACTCGTTTAGCAGCTTATGTAAACATCTCTAAGCAACTATTGCTACAAAACGGAGCAGGTGCTGAACTAGCTATCATCCGTGACTTAGGTCGTGCAGTAGGACAAAAGATGGATGCAGCTTTATTTACTACAGCAGGTGTAACAGGTGCTCCTGATTCAGTAGGTGAATTAGCAACTTCTACTTTCACAGAAGCATCTTTCTCTGACAAAGTATCTATCTTCTCTGACTTCGTTTCTGCGGAGCAAAAACTAGCTGAAGTAGGTGGTCTTGAAGGTAACTTAGCTTATGTAGCATCTCCTAAATTGATGTCTCAGTTGAAGCAATCAGCTCAAGTAGCAGCTGTAAGTGCAGGTTTCCAAGGTAACGTAATCAACGGATATCCTTCTTACTTCACTAACGGATGTACTTCAGCAGCAGGAAGTGGAGACTTCTACTTCGGAGACTTCTCTAAATTGTACATCGGAATGTTCGGTGGATTAGACATTATGGTTGATCCATATAGTGCAGCTAAAAACGGTCAAACTCAATTGGTTCTTAACCAATATATGGACTGGGGTGTTTCTGACGGAGCAGGTTTCGTTAAAGCAACTTCTTTAACTGCATAGTAATAGCTTATAGTTTAAATTAAAAAGGGAGTCCTTCGGGACTTCCCTTTACTTACAATATTAATTCTATGTACTTAGACCCAAACACAAACATACAAGGCGATTTAGTTCTAACGGACGATCCTGCAACAGATGTAGTATCTGTAGCTGAAATCAAATCACATCTTCGTATAGACACGAGTGATGAAGATACTTTGTTGGGTCTATATATAGATGCTGCTACTGATATGGCAGAGAATTATTGTGGTAGACATTTTATTACACACGAGTACAAGTTGTACTTTAATAATGTGGTTCAAGAGGCTTCATTAATCTTTCCTGATTGTACTTTAGTTACTCAGAGTGGTCAAAACCCACACAGAGCAGTTTGGTATATTAATGCAGCGGGAGCAGAAGTCGGTTCAGACGATGCTTATATAGATGCTTATTCAAATCCATCTATAGTATATTTAAGTAGTGCGTTTACAAGTACGACCTTAAAAGAAGATGCTGCCAATGTATTTTGGTTTAACTTCAAGACAGGTTTTGGAGATGCAGCAACTGATGTGCCACAAGCTATTAAACAAGCGATTAAGTTAATCGTAAGCGATATGTATTATTTCAGAGAAGATAGAAAGCGTAGCTTCCCTATGGCTTCTGAGATACTATTACAACCTTACAAATGCTATCATTAAGATATGGCATTTATTAGTAAAATAAAGGCAGGAGATTTTAACCAAAGGATTAAGTTAAAGTCGTTAACTACTGCACAAGATGATTTTGGAGGGGTTACAAGCACTTATTCTGTCCTGACTACGGTTTGGGCTAATAAGAACGTAAAGACTCTTAGAGACATCGAGGAGAAGTTTGAGGGCGATGAGCTTCAATCTTATGGTAGGTTTGTTTACACTATAAGATACTCAAGCGAAACTAAAAATATTAAGTCAAACTGGATTGTTGAAGAAGTTGAAACAAGTGATATTTATGAGATTCTAGGTTTTGTTATAGACCCTCGTAAAGAGTTTATCGAGATATTCGTTAAACAAGACTTGCCAACACAATCACCTGTCTAGTATGGCTAAACCAAAAAAGAAACAAAACTTTCGGGTAGAGGTAAAGGGAATCCAAGAAGTTCAAAAAAGACTAAAGAAATTAGGACTAACCGCTAAACAATCTCGAACTGAAATAAACAAGGCTCTTAGACCTGCCGCTAATATGCTTTCAAAGGGCATTAGTAGAGCTTATAAGAACCAATTTAAAAGCAAGAATCCTGGTCGAAGATACGATCCATCATCCAAGAGTTATAGAAACGGGATGAGAACGGCAGACACGATTGGGATTATTACTGCTAGGAGGTCAAGACAACCTGGGTTGTACGTTGGTCCAAGATTAAGAAAAGTAAACCCTCACTATTGGGAAGGCAAGACAAGTAAAAACCTTGCCGCAATGCAAATAAAGGGGTATAAAAATAGGGCAGGAGATTTCGTAAAATACGATGATGTATTTAAAGAA